CATAATAATAACACTAGTTCCCATCTTTACTTCGGATTGGAACTTGTCAGCTTCATTTAAAGTGACACGGTCTCGAGGCTCGCAACTTATTTTATTAAATTTACAAATATGGTTAATAAGTGAACCGTAAATAGTAGTCTTCCCTATTCCAGAAGTACCGCTAATCAACAAGCTGAATGGCTGCTCTCGTATGGGTGCGCGCTTTATATCTTCTCTAGCTTGGATTACTATTTGATTAAGTAGTATAATCTTCCTACTAATGTTTGAATAAGTCTGTGTGAATTTCGATTTAGATTCCACACGAGCCAATTCTTCATATGACTTTATTAACTCATCCAGCCTGACCAAGTAGCCGTTTGCTGTCTTGAACGGAGGTACTGCATCGTAAGATTGCAAAAATGGTTCATTATCTAAGAAATCCTTACATGCTATCGCATGTACGTACTGCGAATCCAAGTCTGAAATACGTGTGTTGTCTATAAAGAGTGATGTGACATTTTGTGATAATACCGCTACTGATACTTTGTCAATAACGAACAATACACTTTCAATCAAACTCTCTATCACATCCAATGACGAGCTTTCTTTCTTCTTTATAGAAGTAATATCTATACCTGACACCTTCAAGATACCGGTAGTACCACATAATTCTACAAAAGAATCAGGAACAATTTGTAAAAGCAGAAAAGACTCAAATATCTTTACTATACTTTTTAAGACGTGGGAATTTTTCACAGATTGCACATCTGTGAACATATTCTTAAAATCTTGATATGAACTTTGAGGTTGTAATCCCTCGCTAATTTCAGTTAGCTTGTGCGATAACAATTTACCTGCCCACAAACTAATGCTTCGCTGAAATCCAAATGTCGAAACATAAAGATACGCGACGGAAATAGCACCCGAAATTGATGAAGTCGCACTAATACCTGTAGTGAATGCAAAAAATCTCTCTGCATATACCACTATTTGTTCTAGTACATCCTCTGGTGGAGTTTGTAAGACTGATACAGCCTGTGATATTTTTTTTTCGCAGTAATTATAACCCTTCAGAAAACTTTTGAATCTATCAACGGCATCTAAAACGCCGGATTCAGGGTAAAGAAATTTCTCTTTAGGTAATGCGATCTTCAAATTCCTATCGTTCTTCTTCCTCCATTTTGCAATATTATTTTCCTTAATATTGCCCATTGCACGACCTGTGGTGTTAAACAATCCAAATAGTGTTACTAAATTATCCATTTCCTCGCAAGAAGAGACAACTTCGTAATCTAAATTAAAATCGTTACTACCATAAGTGTACTGGCCGGTAGTTATATTTATAACAGCACTAAAATAAAACCATCCTGCCTTTGTAAAAAAGAATGATACACCCAAGGTGCTATCTATCTTCACCACTCCGACTCTTCTAACGTCGCGAGTGGAAAACCAAATGTTTTCAAATTCATCTCTAACCAGATAAAATTTATGTCTAAAATTGGATATGGGCTTAATATCCGAATTAAAACAACATTGGTCGACAATACTAACAGCCGTTTTAGAAGAACGCCACGCCATGTATTTCACACTACCGTTGTGCAAAATATTACGTCGTATATCGTCCTCTAGGGTGAAAAACTTGTCACCAATATAAGTTATCCCTCCGAAAGGTACACGCTTATTCCTCCTATTCAATGCTTCCTCCAAATTGCGCTTATTAAAGCGCTTGGACACGAGATCACTCTTTGAGCTTACTCGCGTCGAATTTTTAAAGTCTTTTGACTCGGTTACCTCCACTTTTGTTGTGCTTCTCTTAATATTGTTTAAACTTTCTATGACCATTCTGATATATAATTAAATAAAATCGAATAGTCCAGAAAGCAAAACAAAACTAAGACACGGGTCTTGGTTGAGTTTTTGCTCACTGGACACCACAAGCCTTACTATCCCTAGGAATTTCCATCCACATTGGGTTTCAGCTATACATTTCGCTAGTAAAATAAAGAACATGTAATTTTAAATCTAGTGATACAAGATCCTTCCTTTGTATCATGCTATATTACTTGAGGTGATTGACTATCTCCGCATACTCGAAGTATCGCGGACCGACTGTTAGACATTGTTAATTACGGCCAATGCTGCCCTCGAACGCTTTTATCTACAAATTCTGGTACGACCATATAAATGCAGAGGTGTTTTCGACTTAACTAGCGCGTCAGCTTGTTTCCTGTCGTTTTTCACTTCTTAATCAAGTTAGAGATTGCCTCAATTTGTAAAATTCTTCACAAAATATCATATTATATCCATCACGTAAAACTTTCGTACCGAGCTATTGCTGTCGTAACTTTATAATATAACTATAGAGGAATTATAAAACAATTGGTGTGTTCGAAATGTGGTGCTGTGCACATTTCTATCCTTTTAACGGGAATAAATGACTGAGTCATAATTATTTCCCTACCAGAACATGGGTAGGGCGCGGGTTCATTGTACCAATATACCGCTGTTAAAACATGTCGCCAATAAAGACTGGATGGTTGGGTTGGGTAAAACTGGGATTTTGTTCCCTATTTAAAAATATAACATTAAATAGGACACGGGTTCATTATATCAATATACCGTTGTTGTCAACATGTCGTAGAATTTCTCTACTGATGAATCACCGAATAAATCATTCG